AAGCAAGTAGCAAAGGAATTGAAGTTGTTTACTGATGAAGTTTGCAAAAGGTACTCAAATAAAGACAGAGCAAATAATTTTAATAATGAAACTTTTGAGGTTCAAGAAATAATACCAACAAGCGACCATACTGCCACCGTTATTTACGAAAAGAATACTGGCAAAAGAGCATCTTTCTTTTTCTACTATATCCCAGCTTTTAAAAAATGGAATTACTTTGTTCCTACTGATAGCCACATAAACGGAATGAGTTGCTTTGCAAACCAAAAAATAGAAGTAGAAAGACACAATTACAAATACAATTTTAAATAAATTAATAACAAATAAAAAAACAAAACAAGATGGAAGTACAAGGAAAAATAACTAAGATTTTAGATAAGCAAACTGGAACAAAAAAAGATGGTTCTGGAGAATGGGTTAAGCAATCATTCACTTTAGAAACAGATGAAAAATACAATAATCTTTATTGCTTTGAAGTATTCGGAGATGAAAAGGTTGAGAACCTCAACAAGTATAACAAGGTTGGAGATTCAGTTTCTGTTGAGTTTAATGTGTCAACAAACGAATGGAAAGGAAAGTATTTTACAAGTTTACAAGCTTGGAAAGTTATGAAAAGCGAATCAGGTCAAACATCAGAGCAACCACAAAAAACGGCTGAGGGTAATGACGATTTGCCATTCTAAATTAAAATAGGGGAGGTGTCCACGAGGGACAAACGATTATAAACAAATTGTATTTTATAGCCTCCCCAATTTTATAACATGGAAGCACATAAGAAACTTGAAATACTATCAAAGAACGGAATCAAAGTCTATCCAGTGCATACTTCGATCGGTTGGAAAATTGAGGTTGATGTAAACGGAAAAACCAAGAGGTACGATAAGATAGTGCAAGAGGAAGAAATTAATAACCGAGATTGGAACAAGAATCCAATAGGAATAACCATTGATTATTTCGTTAAAAAATTAGGATATTAAAAAGAATACATTTAAATTTGAAAAGTTAGCGACTTGTACCTTGACTAACTTAATTAAACAAAAACATTTGCCCGATTTGGTGGATAGGAGTACAAGCCTTGAAGCCAGTCGGGTTTTTTAATTTTAAAAAATGGAATATAAAGAATTTTTAAAAACAAAAGAAAAAACATTTTTATCAAGTGGTTTTGAAATTGAAGAAAGCCAATTAAACGATAGTTTGTTTGACTTTCAAAAGCATATTGTAAAAATTGCTTTATCAAAGGGTAGGTTTGCAATATTTGCGGATTGTGGACTTGGTAAAACTTTAATGCAGTTAAGTTGGGCGGATGAAGTTCAAAAGAAAACTAAATTACCAGTTTTATTATTAGCACCTTTAGCTGTGGTTCAGCAAACAATCAAAGAGGGTAAAAAGTTTAACATTGATTTAGATTTTTTAGTTCTTGATGAATCAAAAGACAAAGAGATTATAAATTATGACCAACTAAAAAACATAGACGCTTCTAAATATTCTGGAGTAGTATTAGATGAAAGTTCTATTTTAAAAGGTAGGGATGGAAAGTTGTCAAGATTGATAATTGATAGCTTTAAAAACACTCCTTATAAGTTAGCTTGTACTGCAACTCCAAGCCCAAACGACCATATGGAATTAGGTCAACATAGTGAGTTTTTAGGTGCTATGAGTTACTTAGAAATGTTAGCTATGTTTTTTGTTCATGATGGCGGAGAAACAAGTAAATGGAGATTAAGAAAACACGCAACTGATGACTTTTGGAATTACGTATGTACATGGTCTATATCTTTGGATAATCCTAAAAGTTTAGGTTTTAATTCTGATGGTTATAATTTACCCGAAATAGAGTTTATAGAACATATAATACCAGTAGAAAACAATACACAAACATTATTTGGTGATGTTGCAGTAAGTGCTACTGAATTGCATCGAGATTTAAAGAGAAGTTTTGATAAAAGAATTGAAAAAACAAAGGAGTTAGTTAATAATTCTGATGAACAATGGATAGTTTGGACTTTAAAAAATGATGAAGCATCTATTTTAAATAAAGAATTGAATGATAGTGTTAATGTTCAAGGTTCGGACAAACCAGAAATAAAAGCAAAGAATTTAAATGGGTTTTCTGATGAAAATTTCAAGGTTTTGATAACTAAAACAAGTATAGCGAGTTTCGGTATGAATTACCAACAATGTCATAATATGGTTTTTACTTCTTACGATTTCAAATTTGAAGCATTTTATCAAGCGGTTAGGCGTTGTTATAGGTTCGGACAAAAGAGCAAAGTTAAAGTTCATTTGTTAGTTCCAGAATCGCAAGTAAATGTAAGAAGTTCTATTTTAGAAAAAGAAAAAAAACATAAGGAAATGATAAGCCAAATGGCTAAGTATTCATCAAATACAAATTACAAATTAAACAAATCAAATTTTATGATTGAAAAAAAAGAGGTTAAAACCGATAACTATCACGTAATAAATGGTGATTGTGTAGAAGAAACAAAAAGAATACCAGACAATTCAGCTGATTTGGTTGTTTTTAGCCCTCCATTTGCTGAGTTATACGTTTATTCTGACAAGCCTAATGATATGGGTAATGTATCTAATTATAAGCAATTTGAAGAGCATTTCCAATACCTTATACCTGAATTAAAAAGAACTTTAAAGGATGGTCGTATTTGTGCAGTTCATTGCATGGATTTACCAATTCAAAAGGGTAAAGAAGGCTTTATAGGTTTAAGGGATTTTAGTGGAATGCTTATAAAGTGGTTTACTGATCAAGGATTTATTTATCACGCAAAAACAACAATATGGAAAAATCCAGTGACAGAAATGCAAAGAACGAAAGCTTTAGGGTTGTTACACAAAACCATTAAAAAAGATAGTTCAATGAGTAGGGTTGGTATCCCTGATTATGTTTTGTTTTTTAGAAATGCGGGGGATAATGAAGTGCCGATAACACATCAATCAGAAGATGAAACAAAACCAGACTATTTACCAGTAGATTTATGGCAAAAGTATGCGAGTCCAGTTTGGATGGATGTTGATTATAGAAGAACATTACAATACCGTAGTGCAAGAGATGGAAATGATGAAAAGCACATTTGCCCTTTACAATTAGATACGATTGAAAGAATCATTCATTTGTATAGTAATGAGGGGGAAACGGTTTTGTCTCCTTTTGGAGGTATTGGTTCTGAGGGTTTTCAAGCTATTAAGATGGGTAGAAAGTCTATTAGTATAGAATTAAAAGAAAGCTACTTTGCTAAAAACGTAATTAACCATAGAGATATTACAAAAGAAAAAGAAACGGTGCTAACTTTATTCTAATGCAAACTAAAAAACAATCACTAATAGAAAGCCTTACAAATATAATTGTAGGGCTTTTATTTAGTTTCTGCATACAGTTAATAATATATCCAAGTTTAGGAATAAAAGTAACAATAGGAGAAAATATAACAATTACATTTGTATTCTTTTTGGCTTCATTAATACGAGGTTATTTTATACGCAGATACTTTAACAAAAAACATAAATAACTATGGCAAAGGAATTACCTTATTTTCAATTTGAACCAGCTGAATATCTTGCTGGAAATATATCTTTTTGCTCACTCGAAGCTCAAGGCTTATTCGTAAATCTTTGTTCTTACTATTGGCAAAGAGGTTGCCAACTTACCAAAGAGCAGTTATTAAAACGACTAAACTACACAAAAGAGTTTGCAGAGTTGGTAGAGGAAAACATTGTAGAGTTGGAGGATAACAACATAAAAATACAATTTTTAGACGAACAACTTGAAAATGTTAAAACAAGGAGTAACAAGAACAGAATCAACGGTTTAAAGGGTGGCAGACCAAAGAAAGAAAACCAAAAAGAAACCGAAATAAAACCCAAACAAAACCCAAACGAAAGCCAATCAAAAGGCATAAGAGAAGATAAGATAAAAGAAGATAAGATAAAGTCTTTCTTATTGTGGTTTAACAACCAAAAGAAAAAACATACTGGAACTGCTGGTAAATTTAAAATGCTTTCAAAGACTGATCAAAACAATTTTAAGAAACTACTCAAAGATTACGACTATTCAGATTTTGAAGAAGCAATACCAAAAATGTTTGCCAATGACTGGGCAAAAGAAACTAACAATCTTACTCCAACTCACTTTTTGAGAAACGACAATTTTAACAAATACCTTAACGCTACAATTCAAAAGGAAGTTGTAGGTTTAGGCTAATAAAAATCAAAAACTAATGAAAACAATAAACAACGATATTCTCGACAAAGTAGTGGACTTTTGGAGAAAAGGAGCAGAACCACCTTTGAATTTAGGAATGGGAACTTTCAACGAATACTACGGATTAAAATTAGGAACGGTTACAGATATTACTGGCTATCCTTATTCAGGAAAGACTTTACTGCTCAAAGAGATTTTAGTAAATTCCTATCTTAAACACAATTTGAAACATTGCTTATATTTGCCAGACGATGGAGATACACTTGAGATAATTGCAAACCTTACTCACAAGCTTTCAGGAAAGACTTTTGACAAAAAGTACAAAAACAACTTAACAGAGAATGAAGTTTACAGATACGCAACTCAAATATTAAACGATTTTGTGATTGTTTCAGATGATAACGCTATAACCCCAGTTGAGTTTTGGGAGAAGGCTATCGAAATGGGTTGTGATACTGCTTCGATTGATTCGTGGAATGTTATGTCACATCCCGATTCAATGGGAACTTCATACTTAGCAAAAACATTAAGCACAAGAAACAGACTTGCACAA